CAATGGTGAAATCGTTGATAGCGGTTATGGCCCCCTTGGAATCCTGCCCCTTCCCCTCCCGCAGCCGGCGGGTGGAATCGTAGCTCAGGTTGGCCGACTGGAGCAGGGCCCGCTCATCCATCTGTCTCCACTCCCCCTTGGCTATCTTGGCTTTCACGTCTTTCACATACATCGGGATCATATCAACGATGTACGGAGTCGAGCCAATGGGGTTAGTCCAGTCGCAGGCCGGGTCAATGCGCAGATTCTCCACCGGCCTCAGATCGATGCACGGCTTGTCAATCCCCCGGGCCTGGTCATATTTCCAGTGGTTGAACGAAGCCACCACCTTGCAGACCTGGGCCTCCTGGTAAGCCCCCATCAGGGTCAAAAACCAGGGGATTGATTTGGTCAGCCGGTGCTGCAACAGCCCCTTGTAGATCTCGGCAGCCGCCACATGGAGCTTGTTGTTGTCATCCACCCCCTGCACCGATACCACATCCTGGGAAGAGAAGAACGCCGCAGTGGCGTCAGCCTCATTCTTGCGCACCGCCACCCTGGTCTTGTTGCGGAAGATGCGCGACTTGCCCCGCCAGGCATCGGACAGATACTTGGAGCCAAGCGGATGCAGCCCCCGGAACTGGCGGATACCGGCATCAATCTCCGGCCTCACATTGGCGTCAAAATAGGAAGTAGACCCGGAGAAAGCATCAGCTGCCAGCCCCAGCCAGTTAACCTCAGGCGTCATGTCGGCCCCTTCCATAAGCTCCGGATGGGATTCAGCCATCAACTCGTCCATTAACTCATCATTGTTTGGCATAGGCGAATCTCCCCGGCATATCCCGCTGCAGGCCCCGCAGTTCATTAATGCGCAGCTCACCCCTGGTCAGCATGTAGCGCTCCAGGATCTCCCCGCCGGCCCGCATGGCATTGCGCTTCAAATCGTCAAAAGACTTCATGTTGCGATAATGGAGCAGAAACCCGCGATTGCCCGACAGGTTCAGGTTCTTCACCGTCACCACCCCGTGCTCCGACTGGGCATTGACCGCCCACATATGGCCGGGGTAATGCCTGGTCAGCTCCTCGGACACCATCTTGGCCACTTCCAGGTCAAGCAGATCCTGCTTGGAACCGTCACAGATAATCGCCACCACTTCACTCATCAAAAGCCTCCGGCTCACACTCTCGTTGAATTAACCCGGCCTTGCCGCCATCGGACAGCCATAACCACTGCTGCCGGGTGTACATCCCCTGGATGCAGCGGGGCAGCTTGTCGTAATCATCCGCCGCCTCGCTCATTCCGTTACTGGCCCCACGGTAGCCGGCCAGCCTATCTGACACCGATATCCCTCATAAACTGCCTGCCCCCGGAAAAGACATACTCAACCTCCGGCTTGCGCTCGATCTCCGGATCAGCCAGCTTCACCTCATCCCCCCAGACCCGCTCCGAACTCTTCACCGTACTGTCATCAGCCATAACCCACCCCTCTTAACTATCGCAGAACGTCTCCGGCTCACAGTACCCCTGATCCATCAGCAGCGGCGGTTGGTAATCCATGTCATACAGCCTGCTCATGGCATCCACAAAATCGTCCGGGAAGTTTGGCGAGGGGAAGTTCCTCACCTCCACCAACACCTTGTCATTCAGACTGTACAGATTCCCTTCATGATCCCGCTGCTTCACCGGCTGCAGGATACGGAACCCTTCCCCCTGGCTCTTCATCTGCGTCTGTCTGGATGACTCGGCAGGCGCCCAGTTGCCCGGCGTCACCTCCCGCATAATCACCGCCGGCAGATACCAGCGCCCCTGGATGAAATCAGGCACCAGCCGCTGTACCCGATCCTGCTTGCTCTGGCCGCTGTTTAAAGACCAGTTCAGCTCCTTGATCTCGAAGCTGTCACCATCCTCCAGCATCTTCTCTTCAAAGTAGGTCAGATCAGCCTGCATGCCGTAGCGCTCATAACCCACATAAACGCCCTGAACTCCCGGCTGGTTGCGCCACTTCTTCCGCAGCTGCTTGATCGCCTGCCATCTTTCCGGCAGGTTCATCTTGTGGCAGAAGCCGTCCAGCAGGAACTTGTTGCGGGCCGCATCAACACCGATAACAGCAATGGCCGTATTGTCGCTGGTCTTCTTCTTGCTGTTGGCCGGATCTCCCAGGATGTACACATTGAGCGTAGCCGGCCTGATATCCAGGTACTTGACCCACTTCTCCTGAAACATCCCCTCGAACCGCTTGCGCACCTTCCAGTTGCCATCAAGCAGCCGCTCCCGCTGCACTGAATCCAGCGCCATCAGGTTGGCCAGGTAACCGGGGTCAACCTCCAGCAGCTTCTTGTTGTCATAGATCGTCGCTGAAATGAAAGTCACTGACTTGGGCATCTGGGTGTCGCCATATTCGGCCAGGAGCTTCTCTTTGCTGTCCGCCCAGATCAGCTTATCGTTTATCCTGATGAACCACCTCAGCACCCCGCTCCGCTCCGGAATGGGGAAACCGGTATCCTGGTTGATCCACCAGGCGATGAAACCAGCCACCCAGCTGTCAGCATCGGGGTTAGTGGTGGCCCTCACATAGGGCCTCACTCCGCACATGCTCCGGTTACGGGAGAGCATGTAAAAGAACTGCGTCTGGCTGAAGTGGGTCAACTCATCGAAACAGAGCAGCGGGATCTGCGACCCCTGCCAGTTCAACACCGTGGAATCAGCTTCCAGGTGGGCGAACTTAACCCCGCCACCCTCCGGGAATGTCCACTCCAGCGTATGGGACAGCGGCTTGCCCCCCACAAACGGGTAGAGCTTCATACTCTCGTCCCACAACCCGCCCGGATTCTTGACCTGCACCGCATTCTTTCTAAAGACCACAGCCCAGAACTCGGGGTTACTGGTGCAGTGTCTCAAAGGCTCCAGGAGCAGGGCAAAGGTCTTGCCCCCTCCGGCTGAACCGCCGTAAATGGCAATATCTGCCGGAGTGGATAAGAACTCTTCCTGTCTGCCTGGCTGCGGTCTAATCGCGTCCATTCGAGGGAATGTAGATTGTCACAGAACTGTTTGTCTCCACCGGCCTGCCATCCTTGCCGGTCACTTCCAACTTGCTCTTGTCCATGCCCATCATCTTCTGCAGCGCCTCAGCCGACTTCTCCCGGGAAGCAACCACCGGGATAGTCCGCAGCGCTCCATCGACCCACTTCACTTCCAGGTCAATGATCTGCCGCTCATCCTCAGTCATCTCACTGAGCGATTTCAGCTTATTGTCAGCAGTCAGCAGGTTGCCCCGGTCGAAAGTAAGCCCCTTCAAACGGTAAGCAATCACCTGCTGCTCATACTTGCGCTGGATAATGGTTGATATCTGGGTTATGCGCTCCACAATCTCCGGCTTCTGCAGCAGCTTGTAGGCGTTCTTCTGAGCAGAGAGCCGGTCTGCCTCGGCATCAATTCCCACCTGGTAAGCCAGCGCCCGGTCACCGCCATTAGTCACGAACTCCCAGCAGAACAGCTCCTGCTTCGGATTACGCAGCACCGCCGACTCAATCCGCATAACATCCATCAGCCCGGGGAGAACCCCCTGACCTGGAACCGCGTTATCTTCCTGAGCCTGACCCATAAGAACCCCTGAAACGAAAAAACCCGGATAATCCGCTCAAAGAGCTTGGACTATCCGGGTCTGTTTACCGCCATAAGCGGGACTGATTACCAGATTAAAATTAACAATATTTGCACAAACGCTACAACAGAAACAAATCAAACGTCAAGAAAAAAATCAGCTCACCCGGTAGCTCCCCCAATTAAACTCCAGCAAGCGACTGTCACCCTCCTGTAATCTGTCCAGCACATGGGCTCCCAGGTAATGCTCTAGGTCAGCAAATACCAGATTGCTAATCAGGATACTTGGCTTCTTGTCATCATACCTGTTGGCAAATATCTCGCTCAGAATCAGATTTTCACCATCAGTGCCGTACTGCCTGCCCACTTCATCCACCACCAACAGATCGGGAACCGTGAACGAATCCACCATCTCCTGCTCCGACGCCTCCGCATTCTTGCGCCACGCCTCCCTGACTCGCCTTATTACCCTGATGGCAGTAGTATGAACAGGAGTAAAACCGGCCTGGCAGACAGCGTGACAGATAGCAGCAGCCAGCATGTTTTTCCCCGTACCGATATTACCCAGCATCAGGAGACTATCACCGGCAACCAGTCTGGCCGGGAAGGTTGCAGCATATGTCTCGCACACCGCTTTCACCTGACTGGCAGGAACACACACCGGCTGATAGTCTCCAAAACTAACTCCGGCGTATCTCCGACCTATGCCGATAGCTGCAAACCGTTGTTTAATCTCCTCTTTTCGCCTGATTTCGTCTTTTTCCCGCTGCGAACTCCGGGTCTTTTCCTGCTCGGAACAGACCGGACAGTCAACCGGTTCAACCGGATGCCACTGGCACCTCTTCATCGGCATCCGCTCCCCAGCTATTGCCACGCCCGCCAGCAAATCCTTCACTGAACGACCTTCCGGAAACTGGCCCTGGCCGGGCTTGATGCCCAGCTCCACCCGCTTTCTTGCCAACCGTGCCTGCGCCTCTGCTACCTCCTCCACCGGCTCCACCCCCTTTTTCCCCAGCGCTTTTGATGTTTTTCAGCCATCTTGAAATAAACACCCATGGGTCAGCCCCCAGGTTGATGGTCTGGCCCCGGCACTTGGCCACCATCTCATGGATTTCCAGCTCGATATCCACATGGGCGAACTTGCTGGCGATCAGCTCCCGCTTCTCCGCAATCGCCTGCCGGATCTGTTTTTCCTGCGCCGACATAACCGGGGGAGAGTCAGGAGTTTCAGCAGCCTGCCTGCCAGCTGCTTCTGGTTCTTTCTCTCTTTCCCTTTCTCTTTCCCTTTCTCTTTCTGTACTTTTGCCGTCATTAATCCCGTTTATGTCAACAATAACTATATTAGCGTCCGCAATAACCTTTTCACGGGTCGGCAGCTTGTTAATCCGGCGGCTGTAAGCATCCATCACCCCGTCAATAAACTGCTGGCAGAAAATGACTTTCTGCTGCCATAAATCCGCATCAATCGCCTCCAGATCAGCCAGCATATTCAAAATCTCAACCAGCACCTCCTCAGTCACCCCACAGTAGGCCGCCAGCCGAATCAGACTAACCTGCCTGCGGCAATCGATATAATGCCCGTCACTGGCCCCCAGCTTCTCCAGGAGCTGGAACCAGACAGCATAGCCGTCATTGCCCCACTTGCTCTTCAGTATGAAAACAGTATCGCCGTGCGCCGTAGTATGCGGGAAGTAGTCAACTGTTACCTTTACTGGCCGTGCCATTCACACCCTCCGGTCATTCAGTGAGATCAGATCTTAAACCGCCAGGGTGCCGACTGCGGCAGAGTGCAACAGGAACCTTTCCACCTTCGCTTTCTTGGCTTCAATGGCTGCCACGTCCCGGTGCCAGATGGAAGGGAGCACCCCCTCATCCTCCAGCATTTCCATAACCGCCTGCAGATCCCGGAACTCATACATAATCCGCTCGGCATTGGTGAGCTCCTGACCCGGCTGCACCTCCTCCGCTGTAAAACGTATTGCCTTGCTGGCCCGCTGGCCAATCTCGGTACACTCTTCCGCCAAGATGGTAAGAAGATGCTCTAT